AGCGCTCAAGCCCATATATGCGGCTTCCGGCGGCTTCTTCCATCAAGTCGGGATGATACTGAACAAGATATCCGCGCCTTCCCACCACGGCACTGAACAGGGGCCGCCCATCTCGAATCCAAGCTTCGCCGTTATCACCTAGAATCTTATACATCCCGTCAACCTTGGGGACATAATAACCGGCTTCGCGCAAAGCTTTGATGGCGCGCTGCGTTTCCGGCTTAGTCCACATTCTTGCGCTCATTGCTCTGACTCCTGCGGTATGTGGACATATCGATTCCACGCGTCCGCGATACCATCGGCATCTAAACAAATCCCATCCCCGGACGTTAGATATGCGTGGAAGTTTTCGCCCAGTATTTTCTCCGCCGCGTTCCACAGATCGCCATACAAACCGTTCCTCTGCAGCGCCATCTCTGACGTTTGCCAGTCTGCCGAGCGCTCACTATCCGCTAAATTTGCGTCATACATGAGGGAGAAAATCGCGGCCACGGTTTCGAATTTAGTTCTCATTTGTTTGACTCCTGTTGTGTGCCGGCAGGATGCCGGACTCGTACAGTACAGGATTAATCCCAGCCATACAAGCGGGCAAAGAAAATCCCGCCGGGATCGATCCCGGCGGGATGTCAAGAGCGCCCCTTATTGTGCAACTATATAATTAAACAACGGCGCGACGGCGCGAATCCATCAAACCATGATCGGCGATCACGATATTGCGCGCCGCGATTGTCGCGCCTTGGCAGAGTCCGCAAGTGTCGCATTGGACTCGTTGTCCGCCTTCCTTAGATGCGGGACAAACGGACTCGGTTTTAAGAGTCGGCGAGTCGATCTTGCGGACTCGAAAAGTTCGCCACCCTTTGGCGGTAGCGTCGGCAACGTCCGACTCACTATCCGCGCTTGCCATACATAAACCCTTTAATCCCGCCCCAATTCGTTTGCGCCATTGATGGGTATATCCGGTTCGGTTCTTTACAAGGCGAGTCGCTGTTTTCCAAATGCTGGCGGGAATAGCGGCTGGGTCGCCATAAGATCCAATTCGGAATGATAAACCGGCGAACAATTGCGCCAACAACGCCACGTCAAAATCGACGCCCGGCACGGCATAACGCCCACGGTGGAATGCGTTCCAGACGGACAATGGGGCCTGATAGACTCTAACGTAGCAGCGCGTCGCGCCTTTATGAATCGGCCTTAATGGACAATCGCCGCACACGCTGGAATCGTCGCCAGTTTTCAGGGCCTTATGTGGGGCGATATCGCGGCGCATTATAAATGTTTGAACCATTGCGCCGGTTTTAATATTCCCGCTCGCTTCTGTAATGCGGCAAGCGATTGCGACGACAGGCGCGCCGTCGATGCGCGACGGGCCGTCATATAATACTACGCCAGAATACTCGCCGCATTTTAAGGCGCGGCGCAATACTTTAACATCGCTAATCATTTTCTGACTCCTATGCTATGGGATGTTACCCATACCGCATAGCATAGGGTGGAGTCAAAAGAAAAACGCCACCAGAATTAACCGGTGGCGCTTAACGGACGATGGCGCGAATCTAGATGTATGGCATCCAGAAGGCGTCGCGATCATGCTCCGGCAATCCCTGCACCATGGCAAACGCCCGTTTGCATGTCGCCTCATTCCTGGCGTCATAATTGCCACTCTCATAATCCCGTGCCCATTCGCCAACCAGGGAAAACACCAGCGAGCCAAGATTCTGTTTTTCGGTGCGGTGCCGCCGTGACAACGCCTCTAAAATCTCGTTGATGTCGCGGTAACGCGCTTGATTCCCGGCACTGTATAACGCGTCAGCGATCTGCGCGGCTTGATCGATTTTTTCTTGTGTTTTCATTCGACTGACTCCTGCACTTGTGATGGACGCCACGTGACGTAACGACCGCTTGCCTTTTTCTTTCCGCCCCCGGTCATATGAATCCAGTCCCCCAATTTCAAACCAGCGAACGGTTGCTCGCCCATGCGTCGCGGACGACGACGGGAACCGCCCCAAACTGTATAACTTCCGGTGACCGCAACACCATCCGACTCGGGGGGTTTGACCCTCGATTCCTTGTACTGCGCCCGCAACGTCGCGCGGTCCGCATCGGACGTTCCAAGCCACTTATTTGCCAAATGCGATGGACAATAAAAGTCAACTTTGTTGTACCAGTCGCCTCCAGAATGGTGCCACTCGGTGCTGCGCCAAAACCCACTGCCCGCCAAAAACAGGGCGAACGACTTAGTCTGAGACCAACCGGCCTTCTTCAAATCTTCCAGCGTAATCCTAGAAAGTGGCTTGACGCCTCTATCGTAGGCGTCCAGCGCGTTGTTCGACATTCCTAGGTCGTAGTCGTAACCGTTGCCTCGGCCTTCTCCGTAGTCGCTTATGTATGACATGACATTGACTCCTGTGTTGACAGTTTCAGTGGTTTCCTAAATCATAGCTGACCCGCAGTTTGACGGGGTCATTTGGAAAAAGCGCAAGCAAAGAGCTACACACCGCCTCCAGCGCCTCCGCCTGCATACAGCCGGCATCTTCTGAAAAGCTAAGGCCGCCCATTTTAAACGCCGGCCCCGCCTTCACCGCATTGTATTTATTGCTGTCATCAACAAGGGTAATCTTTAAATTTTCCACGATTATGACTCCTGTTCTGGTGTAGGGAGTCGCACAGTATAGGAGCAATCCCAGACAGTCAAACAAAAAAAGACCCGCACAAGCGGCGGGCCAGTCTGGTGCGGAGTCAACGCACGTTATTTCTTGTCCTCAAGCCAAAACGCCAGTTTTTCCAGCACTCTTTGCAACCAGTCCTCCAACCACTCCATCACGCGGCCTCCGCTTCAACAACAGTATAATCCAGCCACCCAGAGGCCTCATCGACGCCGAGCAAAAATGCGTTTAGCTCGGCATCGGTTGAGAAACCATACGAGAACGTGTCGTCGGTTTCGCAAACCCCCTCGCTACCCCAACGTATCTCAACCTTGTGTTTAGGGTTATCCATCATACGGGCTCCTCTATGACAAACCCGCGACCGCCGATGAAAGCTAACGCCGACTGCTCGGTTGCGTCGGCCTTCTCTGCCGTCCATTCGCCGTCGCGATCAAGGTCCGGGTCTATCCAGCCCATAGACTCAGCGAATTCTAAAGTGTCGCCGAAGCTTTTGTAGGGATAAATTTTGTCCATCACGCGGCCTCCAGTAAATTAACAACCCGGAAAGTTCCGGTGCCTGTATCATTATAGAGATCATTAGCGCCTTCGACTGCCCAAGCGTCGTTATAGATACACAACTGACGACCGTTAACAGGGCTGCGTTCGCGCAAATACTGTTGCATATCATCAACCATATGGCCGTCTTTCCACATGCGCTTCTTGATAAAATCAAAGCCCTGTTTGTTAAGTTCAATTTTCAAAGCATGCAAAAGATTGGACTCGCCCCTGCCTTGGAGGGTTCCGTAATATTTAGGATCATTTTCGCCGCGCGTAATGACACAAGTATGCTCTTCAAGTTTCACTCGCATTTTCAAATTCCTCTTCACAAGAAACACAATGGTTTTCGCTCTCATTACGGACCAAAACGCAATCACAGACGACACAGTGCTCATGCGTGCCTTCTGCCTCATCGCAGTCACAGATATTGCTCATCACGCGGCCTCCTCAGAGATCGACGCCAAAGCTTCCGCCTTGCTCGGATAGGGTCCAGAGCATCCCGCCGAAGTCCGCCATTTGACGCGCCAATCGCCAACGCTCCACCGTTCGACAATGAAATCAGGAACGCCCTCCATCTGCTCAAGAGACAAGTAGGTCATACCATCTCCTTTTATCATCGTGGGATAAGACACCAGATAACTCCTCTTCTATTCCAGACGTGTAAGACTTTTCTTATACACTCTCACAAAGGGCTGGTCAACCGGAAAAATTCCGGCCAGTCGTACGGCTCTTCAAACTTAGCCAAAGGTGATACGGCTGCAAGGCCGTCCATCCGCAAATCGACAACGTCGGAACCGGCGAAAACGCGGATGTCCAAGCTGCTGTCCCGCACGACAATGAAACAAGGACCGGCAGAATGGCGACTAAGCCAAGCAACTTGATGCGGAGAGAGGTCGACCTTGCCAACGGCGCTCTTCTGCGCCTTCAGTTCTAAAAAGGTAAATACGCCGCCTTCCCCACATAGGAGGACATCGGGGACGCCGGGGATTGCCCAACTCTCAAGGCGCGTCGTCTCGATCTTCCGCGTCGTCGTCTTCATCCCGTCCAGAATCAGCCTCCACAACCCCGATTCCCGATTCTTCAGCGCTTCTCGCGGAATCTGGTTCTTCGATTTCGACTGTTTCCGGAGTGACATCAATAATTTTTTCATATCCTGATCGGATTCGGTCAAGCTCTTTCTCCACTTCTTCCCGGGACATCGAATCTATGCTGCCAGTCCTGATTTCTGATTTGCTTACATACAATCCCTCAGCCAAACCCCGATTTTTCTCGGCCATCACGGCAGCACTATAGGCACCTCCAGCCAAGGAGGCATCGCGAAGGCGCTGCATGTCTTTAATATGTCGCTTGAAATTTACGCCGTACATCTCGTCAAGCTCCTCGCGATATCTCGCTATTTCGTTGACGACATGCGGGCAATATTTCGGGCTGCAAAGCTCATACGCCCTGGCATGCGCCGAAGCGGGCGGATAGCCAGCTTTAATCGCACTCTCCCTTGCCGTCTGGAGTCCGTCGTTCGAAACCAGTTCCTTGACAAATTTTTCCTGCCTTCGCGTTAGCTTCCGATTGGGCCCCCGTGTGAGAGCCCTTTTACCTGTCCCACCGGACACGGGACCGGGCACATTGTTGTTTGGCATAAATACCCTCCAAAAGGCCTTTTGCTGTTTAAAATCAACGCTGTCCCGGCAGTGTCCCACCACTTAACTTTAAGAAAACCTCGTAAACTCATATGGGAAAATACCTGAACCGTTAATTTCAGTGATTATACACATAAAGTTGCTGAAAACACCCCAAAAGGGTCGTTTGGTGTCCCGCGAGCCATTTTCGGTGTCTTCGAAGGCGGGACGCCCAGAGGGGTAAAAAACCCTTATAGGTAAAGTAGTTAGGGATACTGTCCCACTGTGTCACCAATCCCGCCTGTAAACTCGTTGAAAATTATTTTCTATAATTCATAATATGACACTATAGTGGGACAACGGGACACTGGTCCGTGGTCCCTTATCCCTTATCCCTGACAATCCGGGCACCCGCTTTGCAGCGCTGCAAAGTGTGCAGCAGCCCCTCTAAGAACGAATCAGGAACAACCCGAATCGCTAGGTTGCCTGCCGTGCCGTACCGCGCCAAAAATGTCAAACCCAACCGGACCCGGCCCGGTCTCGCCAGGTCGCATCCATCCGTCCCGAACCAAGCCGTGGCTGCCTTGTAATCCTTGTCGGAACGAGCCTTACCTAGCCAAAACCCTCGAAGCCTCCTCAGTCCATTCCTTGCCTGCCTTGTTTTGTCTGACCGTTCCTCCCCGTGACCCGCCGTAGCTACCCTGTCCGTGCCTACCGTGCCGTAACTGCCTTGTGTTGCTGCACCGTGCCGGTCCCACCGCGCCTGACCCTGCCGTTCCGCATCCTGCCGAAGCGAGCCTGCCCTCACCAGTCCGGTCCATGCCTGCCGTGCCAAATTTACTGTTATTCCGCCGCCTGTTGGGAAACGGGCCGTGATTCGAGGACCGCGACAATTCGTTCGAGCGGCAGGGCCGTGAGCCCTGCTGCGTCGAGCGCGACGGAGTAACGCACGAGCCACGCCTTGAGGTCCACGACGGCCTGTCGGCGTAGCTCCTCCAGATGGTCGGGATCATCGGGATCGAACATGTAGTACCCCATCCCATCCTGTCTTGTTGAAGAGGGAGACAGAAGCAGGGGCACGTCGCGCTCCTGAATTTTTATCCTGCCCGTCGGAGTCTGGTGCTCTATTTGGAACACCAGCTTCAGTCCCTGGACGAACATCCGCGCTTGCCACGTGCGATGTTCGTTGGCCGCTTTTGTATCATCCCATTCGAAAAAGTCATAGGCGGGGTGGTCAGGCCCCGTGGACCTGACCTCCTCGACGAACGCGTGGGGGTTGTAGACCCCGCCGTGGCGCAGGCAAAAATCTTTTATAATTTCGGCCCGCTGCTTTCGCAAGAGTCTGATGCTCATGCGGCATCCCTCCGCATAACTTCGTCGTTGAAGAACTTCATTAGATCTTCGGTGTCGCTATCAGCGCACATGGGATTATCCAGCGCGCGCTGCTGGGCAACCCTGCCGTGATGGTTGACGAGGTCATCCCACTCGTCGTCCTGTTCGTCGGCGGAAATGACGCGGAAAGAACCGAAGTTGCCCTTTCCTTTTTCCTGCCGGTAATCGCCCAGCCCTATCAATACACCTGCGTTGCAGAGGATATTAAAAAGAGAAGTAAGATTAAGTTGCGGCGTGATGTAGCGCATCTCTATTTCCGTTCCCCATTTGGGAAGGTATGGACGGGTACGGATGTCGGGGGTCTTGTTAATGCCACCCTGTCGCACGATGTCCATCTTGAGGTGCGGTGTGCCAT